AAAAGACAATTTTACACCAGATGAACGTGGAAGATTTAATAAACAATGGGAAAAAGTATCTAAAACTGGAACTGAAAGATTAACTGCTTATCAGAAAAGATCAGGGGGTAAGCTTGTAACAAAAGAAGTAAAAGCTAATCCATCCATTGGAACTATAGAAAGTAATAAAGAAAGAAAAGCTAGAGATTTTAAAAGATTAAAAAAGATAAATCAATATCATATTAAACCTGATTTAAAAACTAAAGGAAAATTAGCTTTTACTAATAAAAGATTAGCTGCAAAAACAGGACTTAAATTTATAGTTAAAAGAGCACTAGGTCCAGTAGGTATTGCTTGGGATGTAGCAGAATATGCTCCAACAATTATTAGAGCTGCTGCACGAGCTAAACCTAAAGTTGCACAAAGAGTAGTAGATACATTTAAAAGATATACAAAAAAAGGTGTACAAAAGAAATTACAAACTGATCTAATAAAAAGAGAAACAAAAAAATTAGTTAAGAAACCTATAAGTGTACAACCTAAAAGTTATATAGATCATACTAAACTTAGTAAAAACGTTCAAGGACCTGGATATACTCGTCAATCAAATCTTACAGATAGGCGTCTTTATAAAGCTAAGAGTTTTCAAAAAAGAATACGTAAATCTCAAGAAGCTAATAAATGGTCTAGATTTTTAGATAATACAAGTAAAGTAAAACCAGTAGTTAAAAAGGTAGAAGGACCAAAAATTCTTGAAACTTTTAAACTTAAAAAAATAAAAAAACAACGAGTAAATAATCCTATGATATCCTCCAGTAGATTCTTCAGGGGGGAAACCAAATAATGCCTTATATGACTAAAGGAAAGAGAGACTATAAAAAAGAACTTGCTTGGGAAAAAAGAAAAAAACCCAAAAGAGTTAAAGAAAGAGCTAAGCGTAATGCTGCTAGAAAAAAAGTAGGTCTAAAAAAGGGAGACCCCCGTCAAGTAGACCATAAGGATAATAATCCTAGAAATAACAAGAAATCTAATCTTAGAAAGGTTTCGGCTAAAACTAACCTAAAGAAAGAATCTAAAAGGAAATCAAGGAAAAAATAAATGGCTAAAATTACACTCCCTACCATTGCAGCTGGATATGCTAGTAACACAGCATTCAATACTGCGTATGACTTAATAGAAGCAGAATTCCAGAATAAAGTATTATATAGAAATAATACTAGTGGTGAAACTAATACCATGTCTCAAGCTCTGGATATGAATAGTAATAATATTACTAATGCTGCAACTATTACTTGTACAGCTATTACTGTAGCAGGAGTTAGTCTAACAACTAAAGTAGCAGAAGCAGCAGCCAGTGCAACCGCAGCTGCAGCAAGTGCTACAGCAGCAGCTAGTTCTGCAACAGCTGCAGCAAGTTCAGCTACTGCAGCAGCAGGTTATGTTGATACCTTTGATGATAAATATCTAGGATCTAAATCTTCTGCACCTACTGTAGACAATGATGGTGATGCTTTAACTGATGGTGCTCTATACTTTAATACAACAAGTAATATTATGTTTGTATATGACTTAGGTTCTACTACTTGGTTACAATTAACACTAACAACTTCTAATCAAACAAATGTAAATACTGTAGCAGCTAATATTGCTAATGTTAATACTGTAGCTGGTATATCAGCTAATGTAACAACAGTTGCTGGAATCTCTTCTAATGTAACTTCTGTTGCAGGCAACGCTACTAATATAAATACAGTTGCAGGTATATCATCTAATGTTACAGCTGTAGCAGGTAATGCATCTAATATAACAGCAGTTGCAGGTAATGCAACAAATATTAATGCAGTAGCAGCAGATGCAACTGATATAGGAGCTGTAGCAGGAAAAGCTACTGAAATAGGTAGACTAGGTACAACAGATGCTGTAGCTGATATGGCGTTGTTAGGTACATCTGCTAATGTTACTAATATGGCAACACTAGGAGCAAGTGGAGTTGTTGCTAATATTGCTACTGTAGCTACTAATGTAGCTGGTGTAAATAGTTTTGCTGACTTATACAGAGGAGCACAAAGCTCTGCACCTACTGGTACTATTACTACAGGCTCTTTATATTATAATACAACAAGTAGTAAACTATTTCTTTATAATGGTTCAGCTTGGGTTGAAGCAGCTTTTGATACTGATAGTGCTGTAGCTTCTTTTAATACAAGAACTGGAGCAGTAACATTAACAAGTGGAGATGTTACAACAGCTTTAACATTTACTCCTCAAGCAGTAAATGCAAACTTAACAGCTATTGCTGGATTAACAAGTGCAGCTGATAAAGGTATTCAATTTTCTGGATCAGGTACAGCTGCTGTATATGATTTAACAGCTGCTGGTAAAGCATTATTAGATGATGCATCTGCATCAGACCAAAGAACAACTCTAGGATTAGGTACTGCTGCTGTCTTAGCTACTGGTATTTCAGATACAAATGTACCTAAATTTACTACAGGTGTAGCTGATGATGACTTTTTAAGAGTAGCAGGAACTGTAATAGAAGGTCGTTCTGCTTCAGAAGTATTATCAGATATTGGTGCTATTACAGCTAGTTCTACTGATACTTTAACAAATAAAAGTATAGCAGCAACTCAACTAACTGGAACAGTTGCTACAGCTAGACTAGGAAGTGGCACAGCTTCAAGTTCAACATTTTTAGCAGGAGATCAAACTTATAAAACAATTTCAAGCACTCCTGAACAATTAGTTAAAAGTAAAACTGTAACAGGTGCAGTAACAGCAACCAGAGCAGTATCTTTAGCTGCAGATGGTTCAGTAGGAACTTATCCAACTGTTAATACCTTTGGTACAGCAATAAATCAATCAGTTTCACAAACTACAAGTACTGCTAGAGTATTAGCTCAAGGTACTGGAAAAACAATGCTACGAGTTGTATATAGTGTTCATGCTACCAATACAAACAGAGCATCATGTTATGGTTCTTATCTTAATGGTTCTGGAGTATGGACAGAAAATGCTACTCCTTTAGTAGTAGATTGTGATATGGGTGGAGCATTTACTGAAAATGCAGCGAATCTCAATCCAGCTCCAGCAGAACCTAATGAAGATGGAAAATTTATATTATTGCAAACTGCTAGATGTCCTACTAATCAAATTACTGCTATTCAAGTTAATACATCTACAGGCGCTCCAACATTATTTGGTTCTTCTTTACGAAGAGCTACATCACCTGGTGGTAGTGCTGATGGTGGACAATATAGAGTAGGAACACATTGGTTTGGTTTCTGGGAAAATAATGTTACATATCCTCAATATTACTTTAATTCATCATCAGGGATGCAGCTTACAACAGCTGATTTATCAGCAACTTTAAGAGCAGCATTTAATCCAAGTGGAAGTGATGGAAAATATACTAAAACCTGTATAGAGGATAGTGGTAGAGTATATTTCCAATCTGGAAATGATATTAAGAATATGGCTTGTGATTCATCAACTCATTTAGTATCAGGTGCAGCTACAACTGTAACTCCAGCAGCTGATGTTTTAAGTAATTTTGTAGTACATTTTTTAGATGGCTCTCATTTTATTTGTTATTATAAAGATACAAATAGTAGGTTTAAATTTGCTACTTATTCTTTTAATTCTTCATCTTGTACTTTAATTGATACTCAATTTGTACCATCAGATTTTGATATACTTACTGAAGGTGTTTCTAAAGATTCTAAAAACATGGTTTGGACAAGAGGAGGTACTAGTGTTAATAACTTTACCAGTGTAGGTCTTGATACAGATTGGACATTCCTTGGAACAAATGTAAAAGGTTCTGTTGTTAATTCTGCAGGGTATGCACAACCTAGATGGACAGGTAGTGGGGATGTATTTACACTTCATCTTATAAATACTGCTGCTACTTCTAATAGACAACCTTATACAGTTAATGCTTATTCTACACCATACTTTATTCTTGGTGGAGTTGCTACAGCTTCAGCTTCTTCAGGAACAACACCTATTGCAGTAGCTGGTATTGTTGGTGGTTATTCATCATTAACTGTAGGAACAGATTATTATATAGATGATGCATTTGATGGTACATTAACTGTTGATTCAACTTTAGATAAAGTTGGTAAAGCTATTAGTGCAACTGAAATTTCACTTGGAGATTTATCATGAGTTATATAGTGCCAGAAGAATATAAAGCAGCTTGTTTAGATTTATTAGAACAAACAGATTATTCAGTTTTATCAGATGTACAATTAGTTTTAACTAATAAAGATGAAATTAAAACTTTTAGAAATACAATAAGAAATGAAATGTTAGGTTTGTCTACTCTTTATGGAGCAAGTATAGATACATTGCCTGCAGTTCCTGATGCAGTATGGGCAGAGAAACTTCCTGACGAAGAGTAATACCGTCATGGAATATTTAATCATGACTCTTGGTTTAAAGGTAGCATGTGTAATAACTTCTATCTTAGGAGGACTGTTTAATTATAATCAGAAAAAGATAATATCTCGAAAGGGAAATTCTGGAGGTCATATTAGATGGCATGCAGAGAGAGCAAAAGCAAGAAAAGAATTATTTTTTAGTCTTTGTCTTGCTATAGTAAGTGTGGAATTATTTATACCACCATTGTTACATCAGTTTGGTTTACATGTAACATTTGCACCACTATTAGCATTTTTAATAGGGTATAGTGGAATGAGATTAGTTCCTGCATTAGAAAGAAAGGTTACCAAGTTTTTAGATAAGGTAATGAATTAATATTTAATTAAAAGGAGATTAACAAATGGCAAAAGATAAAAAAACCCCATTTGAGTTACACGGTAAGACATATAATGTAGAAGATTTAAATGAAGAACAAACACTATTATTCCAACATATTGGAGATATAGAAAGAAAATCAACACAATTATTATTTAATTTAGAACAATTAAATGTAGGTAAAGATGCTTTTATTTTAAAACTACAAACATCATTATTAGTAGAAGCAGATAAGAAAAAGGAGAATAAATGAAGCGTCTAAAAAAATATTTAAAAGACGTAAAGACTAAAGTCTATCTTAGTATATGGAATTTTGTATATACTCTTGTTCATAGAGTAGATCAATTTCTTATGAAACTTAGAGATAAGATTTAGGATATAGAAAGTGTCTAGAAATGATGTAATTAGAGATGCAGCAGAAGCTGATCTTCTAACTTTTATTAAATTAGTTGCTCCTCATATTTTATATGGTGCTATACATGAAGAACTTATTTCATGGTGGGGAAGACAAGAAGCTAAAGATAATCAGTTAGTATTATTACCTCGTGGACATATGAAAAGTAAACTAGCTGCATATAGGACAGCTTGGTGGATAACAAAACATCCAGAAACTACTGTTCTATATGTATCAGCTACTGCTGATTTAGCAGAGAAACAACTATATGCAATTAAACAGATAATAGATTCACCAATCTATAGAAGATACTGGAGTGATATGATTCACCCAGAAGAAGGAAAACGTGAAAAGTGGGCAGTAGCTGAAATAGCTGTTGATCATCCACAACGTAAACTGGAGGGAATAAGAGATGCTACTTGTAAAGCTGTTGGGCTTACTAGTAATACTACAGGCTTCCACGCAGATATTGTCGTACTTGATGACATTGTCGTACCAGGTAATGCTTATTCGGAAGATGGAAGAGAAAAAGTAAGCAATGCTTATTCTCAATTAGCTTCTATTGAAAATCCAGGAGCACAAGAATGGGTTGTAGGTACTAGATATCATCCTCGTGATATATATGATACGATGATAAATATGAAAGAAGTACACTATGATGATGAAGGAGAAGTACTCCAAGAAGATGAAGTATACGAATTGTTCCAAAGAGTCGTAGAAACAGATGGGGAGTTTTTATGGGCTAAGAAAACAAGAAATGATGGAAAAGCATTTGGATTTGATAGTAAAGAGTTGTCTAGGATTAAGGCAAAATATATTGATACAACTCAGTTTTATGCACAGTACTATAATGATCCAAATACTACTGAAAGTGCCAGGATTAATAAAGAAAATTTTCAATACTTTGATAAATCTAATTTAATAACTAAAGATAGTTATTGGTATATTAGAGATAGAAAGTTAAATGTATATGCTGCTATTGATTTTGCATTTAGTTTACGAAAAGAAGCAGATTATAGTGCTTTAGTTATAATAGGTGTAGATCATCAAGCTAATTATTATGTATTAGATATTGATAGATTTAAAACAGATAAGATAGTAGATTATTATACACATATATTAACTGCTTGGGAAAAATGGGGATTTAGAAAAATAAGAGCAGAGATAACAGTAGCTCAACAAACAATTGTAAAAGAGTTAAAAGATAGTTATCTTAAACCAAATGGAATACCTTTATCAATAGATGAGTTTAGACCAACTAGACATCTTGGAGATAAAGCACAAAGGATTGGTTCTATATTAGAACCTAAATATGATAATTTACAAGTTTGGCATTATAAAGGTGGTAATTGTCAAACATTAGAAGACGAACTTGTAATGGTTCATCCACCACATGATGATGTTAAAGATGCTTTAGCAAATGCAATGGCAATATCATTAGTACCTAAATTACGTGCACATATCAATTTAGGTTTAATTAAAAAACAAATGACTCACAGCCGTTTTGGTGGTGTGAGTTTTAACTAAGGAAATATTATGGCTGGTGAAGTAGCAGAAATTCAAGGATTAATAGCACAAGAAAATATGGCTAAAGAATTAGCTGGACTATATAATCAATGGTGGATACAAAGAAATAGTAAAGAAGCTGAATGGAGAGAACTAAGAAATTATTTATTTGCTACTGATACTACTTCTACATCTAATAATTCATTGCCTTGGAAAAATAAAACAACTCTTCCTAAGTTAACACAAATTAGAGATAACTTACATGCTAACTATATGGACGCTCTTTTTCCAAATGAAGACTGGATGAAGTGGGAAGGTGCTACTATGGAAGCATCTACTATGCAAAAACGTAGAGCTATAGAAGCATACATGAAAACTAAATTAAAAGAGGGTGGATTTAGAGAAATTATTTCTGATTTAGTAGCTGACTATATTGATTATGGTAATTGTTTTGGAGAAGTACAATATATAAATGATTCTCATACAGATCCTGTAACAGGAGAAATTCTTACTACATTTAATGGACCAAAATTAGTTAGAGTATCTCCATTTGATATTGTATTTAATCCTGTAGCTAGTTCTTTTGCAAAAAGTCCTAAATTTACAAGATATGTAAAAAGTGTTGGAGAACTTAAAAAAGAAATAGATACTAAACCAGATTTACAATATAAAAAATCTGTATTTGATAAAGCTTTAGATGTTAGAAAATCTATTTCTATGTTTAGAATGGAAGATGTTAATAAAGCTAGTGCTTTTATAGCTGATGGTTTTGGTACATTACAAGAATACTATCAATCAGGAATGGTTGAAATATTACAATTTGAAGGTGATTTCTTTGATAAAGAAGCTGATAAACTTTATGAAAATAGAATTATTACTATTATAGATAGAAGTTATGTTCTTCGTAATATTGAAAATCCTAGTTATATTGGTCATGATACTAAGCATCATGTAGGTTGGAGAAAACGACCAGATAATCTTTATGGTATGGGTCCTTTAGATAACTTAGTAGGTATACAATATAGATTAGATCATTTAGAAAATCTTAAAGCTGATGCATTAGATTTAACTATTCATCCACCAATGGTACTTAAAGGAGAAGTAGAACCATTTGAGTGGGGTCCAGAAGCAGTTATTCAATTACAAGAAGATGGTGCTGTAGATATGTTACCACCTAATCCCGCTGCTTTTCAAGTTAATAATGAATTAGCAGCTTTAATGAATACTATGGAAGAAATGGCAGGAGCTCCTAAAGAAGCTATGGGTATTAGAACTCCTGGTGAAAAGACTGCGTTTGAAGTACAGTCTTTACAAAATGCTGCTGGTAGAATATTTCAGAATAAGATTAATCAATTTGAAGTAGAGTTTTTAGAGCCTATTTTAAATACAATGTTAGAAACTGCTAAACGTAATTTAAATTTACCAGAGCTAGCTAAAGTATATGATGATGATTTTGGTGTACAAGATTTTTTATCTGTAACTAAAGAAGACTTAACATCTAGAGGTAAGATTAGACCTATAGGAGCTAGACATTATGCAACTAGAGCACAACTCTTACAAAATATATTAGGAGTATTTAATAGTCCAATTGGACAAACAATAGCTCCGCATATTTCACCTAAACAATTAGCTTTAATGGTAGAAGAATATATGGGCTTTGAGAAATATGGATTTATTAAAGATAATGCTGCTTTATTTGAAGCTGGCGAACAAGAAAAAATTAAAATGCAAATACAACAAGATATTCAAATGCAACAACAAGAACCTTCTACAGAAGAATCTATGTTACAAGAACAAATAAATCAAGTTGATGTTGCAGATGAAA